CGTGAGGTAACGAGAATGTTAATTTATATAGAATATAAATCTACGGGATTTGGTAAAAACCATTTCTATGACTTTGCAAAGGAGAGAATAATGAAAGAGGAAAAAGAAAAACAAACAAATAACGAGGATTTACTAAAAGAACTTAAAGAAATAAAGGATTTGTTGGAGAAACAAAAGGATATACCCTATATACCTTATCAACCATATCCATATCCGTATTACCCACCTTATCCTTACGATGGATGGTATCCATATTATTATGAACCATATTATCCAAATTATAATGAATACAGGCATTTATGAGCATTTATTTGAAGAATACCCATTTAATGAGCATTTTGAATTAAATGCTTTTCAAATGGCGTTAATAGCCAAAGAAACATTACCATATACTAAAGTTAAGAGAACATTACATACGAAAGAAGAAATTACTCCCGAAATGTTAAAAAAAGCCATTAAAGTGCTTAAACAATATAAACCCAAAAGAGAAAAGCCTTATTATGTGCAAGTAGAAAATCCAAGAGTATTTCACGTAAAGATGTTTATATTTTAAAGGGGGGAATAATGTTTATCTGCGAAACAATAATGGGGGTGCATATTCGACCGAAAAAATGTTAACAATTCTTTTCGGATACGTGGGTAGTTCCCACCACCTCCACCATATAATTGACTAAGGCGACATTATCATAGAAAGTCGCAATAGTCAAAAATCCACTAATGCAGGTTTTTAGGATAATCTGGCATTGGTGAATTTATATTGCTGGCATAGCTCACATTGGGAGAGCAACTGTCTTGTAAACAGTAGGTTGTCTGTTCGATTCAGACTGTCAGCTCCATTGCAGGGAAGACCTTCGGTAGGGTCGCCAGTCTCATAAGCTGGGCTTAACGGGTTCAAGTCCTACTCGATTCGCCATTGTGGGGATAGATTTGGTAATCTGTCTTGTCTCATAAGCAAGAAGTGGCAGTTCGATTCTGTCCCCCACTTCCAAATGTTATATCGAAAGTGCAGAAAGTAGCCCCAGAGGACACATATTGCAGTCGTAATGTAATTACACATTATTCAAAGCAGATGTAATGTTTTGTTACACATAAACAGCACTTAATGTTCACTTATAGCTAATGTTCATTAATTTGTAGTAAGATTTGCTAATTCCGTTTCAAAGCGAATTACTGTAAATAATGACAAGGTGGGTTACGTTGGCAATAACCTACGCACCTACAAATAAGTGAGGAGGAAAAGGACAGATAATATATGAAAACAATATTTATAAAAGATGATAGATTAAGAGAAATAATAGCATATAGAAATGAGGAAATAGTGAGATTATCACTAAACGGCACAATAAAAGGCTCTTATCGAATAGTGGAATCGTCAAAAGAATTTGAAGATGGAATATATTTCGGCTGGGATATTATTGATAATGAGGATGGGTGGAAACTTAAAAAAGGTGCGTAAATGTATACAAAGACTTTTGGACGTAAATGTATACAGAAAAAAATAAGTGTAAACACTTAGGCACAGATAATATACAGAAGTGTTTGCCAACCATACTTGACATATTATTGCATAAATTGGCAAAGTTACCACACAAAATATTGAATATCACGATTAGTCAGGTAAAGTTGACTTAAAGTAAAAGATGTCAGATTAAGACCATTTTACTTGACTTACAGCTTTATACTTACGATTATATTAGCACAATAATAGCACATTGACTAAAATAATAGCACATCGTCTAAAATATTAGTTTCAGCAAACGCTGATTATGGCTTATAGAGTGAAAGTGCGGTTTTTAGCATTCTTACGAAAGGGGGAAATATGACTTTAAAACTAATTAAAAATCACAAAACTTTATCAGAATGGTTTAACGATTTACCTATAAAAACTAAGGTAGAGACGTATAACTTTGTTCAAAGTTTAACACCTGTATTTGTTCCTGATATTTTTGTGGGTGATCCACCACCGACTGACGTAGGAACAATTCCACTTGATTCAACTGGTGGGAAGGGTGGCATAGACTTACATACTGAATAGTAAAAATGAAAATCAGATTTCTTCAACCTTCTTATGAAGATGAATTTAATCAAAAATTTATAAAAATTAAGGAAGATAATGAACCTGAATATATAGGAGGTTTATTTGTTCCGATTAATGGCAAAATAGGTAAAATATACTATTTAAAAAATGGTAAAGACATAGAAGAAGAAGTTATCGAAAATACTATATACATAGCAAAACAATCTAAATATATTAATACTATTAGAATATTGTTACACGAATTAACACATTATATAATATTGAAAATTATTGGAGATTGGCAATTTTTACAAAAGTTATTAGACAAAAATCAAGAAGCATATAAAAGATGACGTTATAAGTAATTTTATGGGGGAATAAGGAAATGTATGAATACAACCCCCATATACGATCCTGAAAAGGATATAAAACTTCCCTACAAATATACCCCTCGCTGGTATCAAATTCCCTTCTTTAAAGCCCTTGAGATGGGCTATAAACGCTTTGACCTTGTATGGCATAGACGTGCAGGCAAGGACATCTCCATTGTAAACGCAACCTCTACCGCTATGGGAATGGGTAAACTCTTAAAATATGGTGGTATAGGCACTTATTACTACTTTTTTCCCACATTTGCACAAGGTAAGAAGGTTATCTGGGATGGTATGACCAAAGAAGGCATTAGATTCCTTGATTTTATACCTGAAAAGCTTCGTTATAAGACCTGGAATGATGAGATGAAAATACGCCTCACAAACGGGTCATTATTCCAAATCATCGGCACTGATAACTTCGACGCCATAATGGGAACTAATCCTATTTGGTGTGTTTTCTCCGAATATGCCCTACAAAATCCCAAAGCATGGGAATACATAAGACCAATCTTGACTGAAAATAACGGAATTGCTATATTTCCTTATACCCCACGAGGAAGAAACCACGCTTACAACCTTCATATTACCGCAGAAGATAACCCTGAACGTTGGTTTTCCGAAGTCCTGAATATTGATTACACTAAAGCAATCACCAAAGAAGCCGTAGAACAAGAGAGAAAAGACGGAATGTCTGAAGAACTTGCTCAACAAGAGTTCTACTGTTCATTTATGCGAGGAATTGAAGGGTCAATCTATGGCAAACAAATTTATAAAGCCAGAGAAGAAGGTAGAATTAAAAGCATTCCTTTGGATGATGCTACCCCCGTTCATACTGCTTGGGATATAGGAGTAACTGACTTTACCTCAATTATCTTCTTTCAACAATTCCCCGGTGAATACCACATAATTGACTTTTATGAAAATCAAGGTGAGGGAGTTCAGCACTACGCTAAAGTTTTACAGGACAAAGGATACACTTACGGAAATTATTATGGTCCACACGACTTAAAATCTAAATCTTGGACAAATGAAGGTTTGCCAACTATTCAGGTAGCCAAACAATATAATATTCATTTTCAGATTGTGCCCAGAATGTCAAAAGCAGACCTCCCCGAAGCTGGAAGAAATTTAATCAGTAAATGCTACTTTAATAAAGACAAACCTGAAGTCTTGGTCTTAGTTAATCACTTAGAGAATTTTACCAAAGTTTACAGCAGGGCTATGGGTTGTTATATGAACACATATAAACACGATGAACATTCTCATGCTGGTACTGCTTGGGGATACTTCGGAGTATCTCAAAAATCCCAAGAAATATACAATCCTAATAGGATGTTTGAAGAAGAAGACAATATACAAAAACACTGTTCAAAATACAGTGGATTATAAGGTAAAAAATTGAACAAGGTTATTACAATAAAAGAATTTGAATTTGATTGTCTTTATGGTGAAATAGAATATTTTACTTATCAAATTGCTTTGGGTGTGAGTATCAGACGCTTTGAAGATAGTTGGATGTTCAGAATATATTTTGGACCATTTAAAATTTGGGGCAATTTGGGGAAGAAAAATTATTAAATTTAGGGGGAGATAGGGTGGTAATATGGAAACAGAAGAAAAAGCCAAAACAAAAGGTGAAGCTTTAGTTGAATTTGTCTTAAACAGATATTCGTATTCCAAAAATGAAATGCTTGGTAAACAAGGCAAATGGAGAGAATTTTATGAAGATTATCGTGGCTCCACTTTAGCCAACAAAGAAGCCTGGCAAGCCAACTACATCGTTCCTTCATTGAAAGAATGTATCCGCATTAAAACACCTCTTTATATGAACATCTTATTTTCCGCAGGCATTAAATCCTTTGATGTTGAAGCTGTGGAAGAAAATGATGAACCCATGATTCCACTGATAAAATCTCTAACAACCTATGACTTGAATAATGTCGGTAGAGATAGAAGTGGACTTTTTGGACAATGGGAAGCATATATAAAACAATTTGAAATATATGGTTATACTATTGCAAAAATCCCCTGGAAGAAAGAAAAGAACAAAAAGGGTGAACTAATCTTTGAAGGTCCGGATATGGAAGTATGGGATATATTTTCAGTTTATCCTGATCCTGGTGTTAATAACATAGGTGGTAGCTGGATAATTCTTCAGAAAAAAGATATTTTTGTAAGCTATTTAAGAATGTTGGAAGATGGGGGAACATATCACAGTATAAAAGATTTAGAAGAAACCTCCCAACCTGGCGATGATGATACCACTAAAGGCGTTAAAAAAGATGACCGGGTAGAATTATTAGAATATCACGGTGAAATACCCAAATCTTTACTTGAAGGTGAGGTTACCGATGAAGAACAAACTAATCCTTATGAAGATAAATATGTAGATGCAATAATAACCATAGCCAATGGAAAAGTATGTATACGAAACGAAGAATATCCTTATGATTGTGGAAACATATTCATAGATTCTTGTAAAGATAGGATGCCCAATGAACAATTTGGGATAGGCACAGGTGAAGACATCCAGGCTATGGCAGCAGAACTCACTAATGCTCATAATAAATTTAGTGATGCTGTCAACCTTATCGCCAACCCAATGGGTATAGTAAATCCCCAGAAATTAGCAGGGTTATCAAATATACTCATTGCTCATCCTGGCAAGTTATTCGTTGCCAACCCCATGGTTGATAACGTTGCCCATGCTTTGCATTTTATTGATACTACCGCTGCTGCAAGTGCATTATCTCCTCTTATCAAGTTCATAGATATGATGGATAAGAGAATACAAAAACTCTCTCAAGCTGTTCCCTCGATTTCACCTTCTCCCAGCAAAAAAGAATTACATCCTACTTTGGGTGGAACATTATTAATGCAGGCTAATGCAGCAGAACCACTTAAACACGTTGTTAAACACGCTTTAGAACCTGCTTTTCAAAAGATGTTGGAAATATTCTATAAGCATAATATTCAACATTTAAGTAAGGCTTCTGCATATAGGGTTTTAGGTAAAAAGAAAGCAGAACGCTGGTTTAAAGAGAAAAAACGCAGAGAAATTACAAAAGAAGATATCAAGTTACAGGGTAATCCTGATTTCATACCTCGTGGGGTATCGGTTTTCGCAGAGAAACAAGTTGAAATACAGAACTTACTGACTTTCTTAGAGATATCCTTAAAAGCTTTGGTGCCAAAATTAGACCCAATGGGAAACCCGACGCAAGGTGAAGATGGTAAGACTGTAATGGAAAACTTGGTTGATATCAGAGAAATTATAAAAAGACTCGCACAAATCTTCGGATTTAAAGATATAGAGAAATTAATTCCTTCTCTAATAGAAGAAAGGGAAAGAGAAGAAATGAGAACTACTGCGGGGGAGGCTGAAAAGATAACCTCTAAGGCAGGCATTCCCACGCCTGCTACCCCAAAAAGACTGGGCGTTACTCCCCCGATGTCCAGTCCGTTGGGGACACAAAGGAGATAAATGGATAAATCTACAGAACAATTAAAAAATCTTGAGTTATGTGCCGAAGGTGCAGATAAAGTAAGAGCATTAGTAAAGAAACCCGGTTGGAAATTAATTGAAGAATATCTTGAAATTTTAAAAAATCAATACTTGAATGTTCTTAAAACAGAAAGAAATTTAGATAAAATTTACTATGCTCAAGCTGTGATAAATGTAATAGAAAGTCTTTCATATTCTATAAATGCATCTATATATCACGGCGATGAAGCCGATAAACAAATTAAAGAGATAAAGAAAAAAATAAAGAAAAAATAAAGGAGGATTTTTAAACTATGTCAAAAGAAGAAGTCAATAACCTTGAAAAACCTACCCCGAAAGGACAAGTAGGTAAAGAGGCTGATGAAATCAAAGACATTGACGAGCTTTCCCATGAAGAACTCAAGAAGAAAGTAATGGCTGAAAGTGAAAAAACTGAACCCAAAGATGAACCCAAAGATGAACCCAAAGATGACCCTAAAGATGACCCTAAAGATGAAGTTAAAGATGAAGTTAAAGATGAAGAAAAAGATGAAGAAAAAGAAGAGAAAGAAACTTGGGAACAAAAATATGATAACTTACGCAAATTACAAAGTTCCCAAACTGACGAACTTGGAGACCTGCGTAAATTCAGAAAGGAAACTGAAGAATTAAAGGAAAAGACTAAAGAATATCAGATAAACTCTACTAAAGACCACATCCTTCGACAAGTCGAAGAAATGAGACCCGAAGAGAGAGAGAAATTCTATGAAAAATTTAGTGAGAGTCCTGATAAAGCTTTAACACCGCTTATTTCTAAGATACTGTCACCTTTTATGATTATTCAAGCAAGACATAACAATGAATTGGTAAAATCCAAATTAAGAAAGGATACCAAAGACAGTATAATTCCTTATGAAAAGTACGAAGATGAAATTAACGAAACACTAAACAAATACAACAAAAATGGTAGAAATGAATTGTTTGATAAATTCGGTTCAGGTGCTTTTGAAGAAGCCTATAATGTGGTTTACAAAAAGCACATAAAAGAAGAAACAAAGAAAGAAAAAGAGGAAATCGTGGAGAAAGCAAAAAAGGAAGCAGAGGAAGATTTTAACAAGAAAAAGAACACATTTACAGAACCGCAAGGTAAATCGTCTGCTTCAAAGGGTGGGAAGCCAATTAATCCTGAAAATTTGACTTACAAACAATTAGCTAAAAAAGTTGGCAAACCGAATGATGATTAAATAACTTAGTCATCTCTGGGGGAAATTAATTAAAAAATAATTTTCACGGAGGTGAAAAAATATGGCTAATGATTATAGTAGTGCTGTAGAAACTACTACCGCAACTCTTCTTGCCCTAATGAAGATATATTACGATAAGACTCTGCTTTACTTTGCTAAACCAGTAATGGTTGCAGACCAATTCGCAGACCATTCTCGTGATATTCCCCAAAAAGAAGGTAAGAGTGTTAATTTTACCCGTTGGGTACCCCTTACCAAGATAATGGACTATACAACCGAAGGTGCAAATCCTGCTGAAGTAGAGATGGAAGCTTTCGATTTCGAGAAGACTGTTTTAAAGTATGGTAATACTATTCGACTTACCGAAACTTTAAAACTTACTGCTTACGACGATGTATTAAATGGTGCAGTTGAACTTCAGGGCGTAAACATGGGTGAAAGTATAAATTATCTATATAGAAAAGCTATGGCTACTGGATTCTATCCATTAAGGGTAGACAACTCAACTACTTATGCAAAAACTTGTGTATGTGATGCTGGTTCTGCCGTTAATGGAGTGGTGGCTGCTTCTGAATTAGGCGGACAAGCTGACCATTTCTGGGTAGATGGAGTAATAACAATAACAAGTGGACAAAATGCGGGATATAGCGGATTAGTAATTGCTTCTGTAACATCTACTGGTGCGATTACCTTTAGTCCTTCTTTAAAAGAAGCTTGTGCTACTGGTGATACGTTTAGAATTGTAACTTCTGTTGGATTAACTTCCTCAAACGTAGTAACTTGTGCATCCGTTGAAAGAGCTGTTGCAATACTTAAAAAGAACAAAGCTCCTAAATATGATGGCAAAAACTACATAGGATTTATAGCTCCGTTTGTAACTTACGATTTTAGACAAGATAGTGCATGGGTTAATGCCGACCAATATGCTGGTTCGACCAAATTATTTAATGGTGAAATTGGTAATTGGGGCGGAGTCCGTTGGGTAGAAGACACTGAAGGTTGGACTGAATTAATTGCTGACGGAACTGCATACAATTCCAATGACGTAGGATTTGGAGCTTACTCTGCAACTGGAACTATCAACCACACTCCAATATTCGGAAAACATGCTTATGCTGGAACAAGAATTGCTGGAGTAAAAGACAAACTTATCGTCAAGGTTTCAGGACCACAAGATACTTCCAATGCAACCAATGCTTACTCAAAGGTATCTTGGAGAGTATTCTTTGTTGCTGTACCTTTAAACGCAATGTTTGGAATTAACTTAATTTCGGGTGCAAGCACGATAGCTTAAAAAACATAAAAAATAACACAATAGGAAGCGGACAGGGCGTTAACCCCTGTCTGCGTATAAAAAGGAGGTGACAATAAAATGTCACAGACAATTACAAAACATATAGGCGAAGGCTTTGCAAGAGGTGAACTCTATGCAGCTTTAGCTTATGATTCTACCGACCAATTCGGTGGAATGAAAATTAAAGCTTTAATGCTTAACTCAACTGGAAGAATATCTTTTTTAGATGCTAACGCTTATATCTATTCTTCGGCTACTACCGTATTAGATATTTGTGCTACAACAATTAATATTACTGGTTCAACCGTAACAGCATTTACATATCCTGTTACTATAACACAGACTAATCCTACTTCTGCTACCAATGGAATTTACTCTCTAATTAATGCTGGTTCGGACTGGACAACTGGTTCATTGGCTGCGATTCGTGGAAAAGCAGTTTCGACTACAACCACATTAACATCTGGCAATATATATGGTGGTTGGTTTGGCTTAATGCTTGATACGAATTTTGCTGGTGAAGGACTTGGATTAAGTTGTGGAATATATGCAAATGTTGATACAGCCAATACAGTTAGTACGGTTCCAAGTGCAGTAGCATATTTTGAAATTGCAAGCGGTACTGGTGCTGATTATGCCAATATGCCAATACTTGTGCTTGCGGATGGAAGCACAAGTCAGTCTAATTATGCTCTTAGTTTGGGATTTGCTCCTGCTGGAAATACTGTTTCAGCAACTAATTCAAGTGATATTCTTTATCACCAAACTATTCATATTATGGCTAATGGCTCTGATGCATACATACCATACTCAACGGGTGCAGGCACATACACTACTGCTTATCCGATAGTATCAACAAGTTATCAAACGATTACTAATACTGGTCCAACTTCTGCCACAAACGCATTTTATTCTTTAGTTACTGCTGATGCCGCATGGACAACTGGCTCAATAGCAGCAGTTAGAGGTAGAACGAATGTAACTATGACTGGTGCAGGTGGAAATGTTTACGGTGGTTGGTTTGCTATTAAATTTGTAAGTGGAGCACCAACTGGATTAGGATTATCAACTGGTTTATACGCAGAAGCAGGAAGTGATATAACTGGCATAAAGGTAAGTTCTGTTCTACAAGCCTGTTTAATTGGGAATAAAGATATGACTGCTGTTCCAATTTTGGTTTTACAAGATAATGTTACTGGAACTCAAACCAATATCTTAATGGAGGTTGGTTTCGCCGCTGGTGCTTCAACAGTATCTTCTGGTGCTGATGCTACAACTAAAGTATTAAGAACTGGAGGTAATGCAGCAACCAATATTCAAAATAAACAAGGGCTTCACGTAAGAGTTAATGGTGCTTATTATTACATTCCACTAATTGCTGATGGTGATTGGCAGGATGATTAATAAAAATTAAAATGCTTTGCTGGTTTCATGCTTAAAACCAGCATACTCTATGAAAGGGGGAAAACCAAATGAGAAAACTTGACCTTAAAAAATACAATATTGAAGTTAAAGATGAAAAAGGTGTAACTCAATCAATACCTTATGATTTTAAAGAATCGCTTATACACTTAATGTTTCATCCAAATTTACAATTGTCAGGTAAGGTACTTTTAGAAACTAATATTGTGGCTGAAAAACTAATAAAAGCCGATAAAGAAATTTTACTTGAAGAAGATGAATATAACAAAATTAAAAGTGCTATTGATAATTTTAAAGGCTTCTCTAAAAATGAAGTTAGACTTGTAGAACGAATTTATAATTGTCCAACAATTGATATTAAAGAAAAGAAATAGGAGGAAAATTATGCCGATCGGATTTGAACGTTGTGTAAAAAATGGCGGTAAAGTCAGAACCATAAAGTTGGGCGGCAATAAATATCGCCATATTTGCACTTTAAATGGGAAAACATATCAAGGGCATATTAAGACTAAGAAGAAAAAATAGGGAGGAAATTATGAAATTAAATATTAAAAAGCAAAAATTGGGTGGCACTTATTATGATGTTGAGGAAGTGGATGATTTAAGAGGGGACAAGAATGAATCATTATCTGGAAGGATTTTCCAAGACCAATGTAAAATTCTCCTAAATAAACAACATAGTTATCAACAAAAACTTCACACTTTACTCCACGAAGATACTCACGGTATGTTTTGGGAATGGACGATAGATGGTGCCGAGGATTTAGTAGAACCTGTATCAAATGGTTTTTATGCCTTGATAATAGATAATCCTAAATTCATACAAAAAATATTAGATTTTAACAAGAAATTAAGGAAGTGATTTAAATGACGATAAAACAATTACCATATCGAACACAAATGATTGACCCCATTAAATTCGATGTATCAATCTATCCTGTTTCAGCTCTACTTACTACCAATGGAGTGCAATATGAAACTACAGTTACTAATAGTACTACTACATATGCTGATTTATTCAGCATTGATACAGATACATATTTCCCAGCAGTTAAAGGAAAATTAGCTTGGGTTTATGTAAATTTATCTATAGAATTTTTAGGTGGTTCAAATACACCTGTTACAACTTATAAAGCAGAGTTTAAAAAGAAAGATGCTTCATCTTGGACTATTATGTCAGCAGAAGAAACTTATCAAACTACCACGGGTTCTGTAGGAGTTAGATTAGAAGGATATATTGATATAGATACAGTAGATAGAGCACCCTTTGATATTAGGGTACAGTTTAAATCTGACGGAACAGGTGCAACTAATATGGTGTCTGCCAAATTAAAGAATGATACAATAATACGCTTAGTTGGTTCAAGGGAAGTGAGGTAAATTGTTTAATCAAATAGGTGGATTAAATGCTATAGGGAGTCCTTTGCCTCCTGACCAAATTGGTGGCGAATCCTTTATCCGCCACATAGGTAATGATAAACTTATTTTTGATTTCCACGAAGGAAGCGGGACTACTGTTCACGATAAATCAGGTAATGGGAATGATGGCACATTTGGAGCAGGGGTTAAAGCACCTACTTGGAAAAGGAATAGTTTATATTTTGATGGTGGGGATTATATTGATTTAGCAGCTAATTTTTTGGCTCAAGCAGATTTTATTAACGGTGGCAGTGTTTTAGTTATATGCAAATTTAGTTCTGGTGCAATAGCAAAAGTAATAGATATAGAGGGAGCATGGATTTTTCATTTTAATACTTCTGGCAATATATGTTCAAGTATAGATGGGAGTAGCGGCCTGCCTTCAAGTATATCATCATCAGACCATGGTAATAATTGTTGTTGTTGCATAATAGCAACTTGGGATAAAGAAACATCAAATCCCGTTGCTGGAACAGATATCGAATTTGTAGATGGTGGGGGTGGAGAAGATACTATAACTTCGGTTGCCGCCGCCTTTGGTGATTTTGTAGCAGGAGACATAATTACTGTTTCTGGCTCTGCTTCCAATGATGGGGATTATACTATTCTCTCAGTTGTAGCCGCAACCATTAACGTAGCTACTGGTGAACTAACCGCAGAAGGAGCAGGACAAAGTGTAACCATCGCATCTACGGGTCTCACGGTTAAAAATATTATAGATGGTGTTGAAGACGGAATTAGCACTCAAAGTCTTTATGATATTGACGGTTTAAATAGGACAACGTGCATTGGAAGTATGTATGGTGGTGCGCAAAAATTTTATACTGGTGGTATGAAAATGGTTCGCATTCTCAGTAAATGTTTATCGGGAATAGAATGTCAGCAAGAATATCTGGTGAATAAATTCAGAGGGAATAAAGAATAGTGCCAAAATACGAATTTTTGTGTGATGGATGTGGCAAAATATTGGAAATACGCTGTAGCTACAAGGATATCAAAGAAATACCTTGTAAATGTGGCGGTAAGTTAATAAAACAGTTCACAACTACGAAATCTATTTTCAATCGTTGGGGGCGAAAGGGGAAAAACAATGATACCTTTAAATAGAGATGATGTCTATAAGAAATTTAAAGAATTAGAAGATAAAATTGACATCATAGATGAGAATACCAAATTTCTTGTTAGATTGTTTGAAAAAGTTTTAAAAAAGAAGGCGAAATAAATGTTAGCGACTTTAGCTGCGTTAATTGCAGACGTCAGAAGTTTAATTAATGAAACTACTGAGAGTTTTTGGACAGACGTTGAAATAACACGTTGGTTGAATGAAGGGCAGGAAATCTTTGCCACAGAGACCAAATGTCTTTCTAAATATTATTCTCACGAATTAGAAGCTTCTGATATTAAACACGATAGAGAAATAAGAATGAACAGTGATTATGTTGCTTTTGATGAGGGTGGAGTTTTATATAATGATAAACCTCTAACCCCGACTTCCTTAAAAGCATTAGATGAGTGGGTAGGTTCTTGGAGAGATACCACAGGAACACCTACTCGTTTTTATCTTAGGGGAGATATGATGGGATTTTATCCTAAATGTTCTGCGGGAGACACTGTTAAATACTATGGAATTGAAAGAGCTACAACCTTATCTGGGAGTGTAGTTCCTTTTTCAGGTGATTATAGGGTTGTAGCTTTTAGACGACATATTAGGGATTATGCAATATCTCTTTGTTGGGAAAAGAAGAATGAGATTAAAAAAGCCGATAAAAAAATGGCAAGTTTTGAAAAAGGATTATATACCGCAAACGCTATCCTAAATGGAGAGAAAAACCAACCTAAGATGATAATTCCCGCATATAGATCAAGAGCTCACGCTTATTCAATAAGATATGGAAGAACAGATACTTTTGATTGATATTTATAAGGAGTGATTTCTATAAAAAAAATATTTAGAATCCTCGATGACCTTTCTCCTTCCGAGATGAAACTCCGCAACCTCCCCCGCAAACCTTCGGGCTTGTACAATATGAGTCTAAATGAATATGGTCAATTAGTCAAACGTGCAGGATATAGTGAATACAATACCACTTCACTTGGTGCAGGTAAAATATTGGGTATGCACCGTTTTTATAAGCAGGATACCTCATCTAAAGAATTTCTTATAGCTTGGGGTACAAGTCTGTATAAATTAGCTGAAACTGATCCGTGGGGAGCAACTGCATTAACAAGTTGTCCAACTTTAACCGCTGCTTCCGATACTTATTTTTACGATATTTATAATCATTGTTACATCGTTAATGGTGCAAATACAATGATGAAATATAACCTTACTAATGTCAGAACAGTAGGGATTACCCCACCTGCCGCTGCACCAACTGGAACTTCTCCTGCAACGGGAAGTTTATCTGCCGGAGATTATTTAGTCAAATATACTTATGTAGACGAAGATGGATGGGAAAGTAATGCTTCTCCTGCAAGTGCTGCGATAACTGCTTCTGCCAACGATAAGATTACTTTGGCTATAGTAGTTTCGAGTGATGCTAAGGTAGCCAAGCGTAGGATTTACAGAACTATTGCTGATGGTGCAATTTATTATTACGATAAGGAAGTTGCCAACAATACAGCCATAACTGTTGATTTAACCCAAGCAGATAGCACGTTAGGACAGGCTAACGTCTTACACACCGACCACACCGCACCTATCTCCGCACCGCATTTAGGAACTAAACGCAGAAGTAGGGCTTATATAGCTAAAGCTGGTATAGTTTATATCTCCAATTTAACCGAACCTGAATATTTTCCACTCGTTACCGGTCAGTATATCTGGACAGGCAACGAACAGAAAGTTACAGGTATGTTAGAACAGTTGACTGGTCTGCCTGTATTTACTGATGACTCGATTGAACGATTGTTAGGAACAGATAGGGATAACTTTGAATTTAAAAACAGCTACGCCACAGAAGGTTGTATTGCCACTCGTTCATTGGTAAATTGTGATAATTTATTAGTTTATTTAGAATTTGACGGAATACACTACTTTGATGGTGTTTCGACTGGAGTATTCAGTGAGGCACTAAATAAATATATAAAAGATAACATCGTAGATGCTTATGCTTATTTATCTTGTGGGACTTATTATGACGATAAATATATCTTATGCTATCCAAAAACAGGCGGAACTTATCCTACCGAAACTATTTATATTGATTTAAAAAACAAAACTTACGGTATTTATTCTTTTGCTTTTGGTTGCTTTTCAAAATGGAGTCGTGGAACGGACGGGCTTTCCTTAAAAGGTGGTAGCAATACAGTAGGTAGGGTATATGAAGTTTTCAATGGTTTAGAAGATGACGGGGAAAATATAGAAGCCTATGACCAAACAGAATATATAGATTTAGGAATACCCGAAAGAGAAAAGAATTTTTACAAAATATATGTAAGGTGTGAAGTTACTACCGAATCTACTTTAACAGTATATTACCAGACTGATATAGACACAGAGGCATCTGTAACTACAACTCTAACAGCAGATAAAGACCAATGGTATGAAATAGACCTTCCAAGCAATGTTAGAGGAAGGGCAATAAAGATTAGACCAAGAGTAAACAATAAACTTGCAGTTACTTTCAAAGGGTATTTAATCCAGTATGATATCGAGGAGTTGAGGGTTTAATATGCTTGTTGATTTTAATTTAGAGGGATTAGAAGAAAAAGATGTAAGGGAAATTAAGTTCTTACTGCAAGAAATAAATGACACGCTTGAAGGTGGTATCTGGCACACGAATATAAAAGAAGGTGCTATTATGGGTGTACTTTCTGATAGTTTATACAATACTAAAATAGGTACTGAAGCACTACATTCTAATACTACGGGCTATCGCAATTCAGTATTAGGTTATCAGGGATTATATTCTAATCTCACGGGATATCAAAATTCGGCAATAGGTTTTCAAACTTTATCTTCCAATACTTCGGGTTTACGTAACACAGCAATAGGCTATCAAGCACTTTATTCTAATACTATAGGTTATATTAACACAGCAATAGGCTATCAAGCACTTTATTCTAATACTATAGGACTTACGAATACAGCGATAGGCAATGAAGCACTTTATTCTAATACTATAGGATATTCAAATACAGCAATGGGTTATGAAGCTCTTAGAGACAATATTTCTGGTATAAGAAATACAGCGATAGGTGATTATGCGTTAACACTTAATACTACAGGAAATGAAAGTACAGCAATAGGTACTGAATCACTATCGGAAGGTATTCCAGGAAACAGGAACGTAGCATTAGGATATGCTGCTCTTTACAGTACCACAGGAGAAAATAATGTAGGTGTAGGAGCTTTCGCTGGAGGTTTAGATACAGGCGATGGCAATGTTTTTCTTGGTTATTATGCGGGTTATGCCGAAACAGGTTCAAATAAACTATATATAGAAAATAGTAATTCCGCCACGCCTTTAATCTACGGTGAATTTGACAATGATTTAATAGCAATATACGGCAATCTCGGTATAGGAACAAAAACTTTTGGCACTTCTGCAACCAGAACTTTAGCTATGTTAAATGGCACAGTTCCCTCTACAAGTCCTGCTAATGCGATCCAATTATATGCAGAAGATGTTTCTGCCAGTAGTGAGTTAAAAGTTAGAGATGAGGGTACTACCGTTACTACTTTATCTCCGCATAATTTTGAGTTATTTAAACCAGATAAAAATGACCCTTTCCCCTGGAGTTATCATTCAGTAAATCAGTTAATAGGAAAGAAAGTAAATGCTGACATTAGCGGTGCATTGAGGGAACTTGAACAGTTAACAGGAAAGAAATTTCTATATTATGAAGATGTGAATAAAATATCTTTAGAGGAATATTTAGAGGATAAAAAGAAACAGTTAATAGCAAATTACATTGCAGAAAACGGAACTGAAATTGAAGTAGAAAAAGATGAAGCTTGGGGAGAAGTAGAAGTTGAAATGCAGGATGCGAAGATAATAACAGAATATGACACAAGTTATGAGTTTGACGAGAAAACAGGAAAAGTAAAAGAAATTAAAAAACCCAAATATGGGAAGAAAAAAGTATTTAAGAATAAATTAAAGAATGGATATAGGTTTAATGAGGAAACAGGGAAATTCTTAAAGACAATTAAACCGACCAAAGAAGAAGCGGAAAAAGAGATTAAAAAAGAACTTATAATACCAGATTGGATAAAAGATAGATTATAAAAATAAAGGGGGTAAAGGAAGATGATTTTATGACTTATGCAGAATTTAAAAGCAAATACCAAAATGGTTATGGTCTTACTACTTCAACTAAATTAAGTGATGCTTGGCGTAAATATCAATTAACTGGAACATTGCCAGGTGCTACTACTGTAACTACTACACCAACGACACCGACACCAACTATTACTGACCCCACAGGTGGTTATCCTGCCGTGCCTAGTACACCAATGATTACCGCACCTACTACACCAACTACACCTACCACTCCAGTAATGCCAACTGTTCCCCCAATTACAGTTCCTACTATAGCTATGCCACCAGCACCCACTCCACCAACATTACCTCCAGTTCCAACTTTAACACCACCAGTATTACCAGAAGTTCCAACACTTAAAACACCAACTATGCCTGAAGTTCCCACTGTCCCACCCTATGAAAAAACACCAGAACAAATTGCATGGGAAGAAGAATATGGCGTGGATTTAAGAGAGTGGAGAGAAGCAGGCGGGTATGGGATACCCGAAGATATTCAAACCAAGATGATTCAGAAGGAAACTGACATCTTAAAGGCAAGAGAAGCTGAAAACATAAGGGTAATGAAGAACAATATGGAAAGACGACAAATTACTAATTCGGGTTTCGTCTTTGCCAATGAACAAACAATTAAGTCAAATACAACAGTAGCAATTGCCAACAATATAAGAGATGTCCAAATATCAAGTGCATTAATGAAGGCGGCTTCATTTGAGAAAGCTATGGGTGCAAGTGCACAATTCTTAGGATATTTAGCTGACGAATCCTTAAAAGCGTATGCACCTAAGATAGCTCAATGGGAAAAAGAAGCCCAGTATAGATTAACCGAATATGGAGTAGAAGCTTCATACGGATTAGCTAAGGCAGATTTAGAAAAAAGTTATGCTTTAGCAGGTTATGCGATGGCAGGTCAATATGGTTTATCTCAAGCGGAATTGGAAGCTCGATATGGTTTAGCTGAATATGGAGTAGCAGCCGAATATGGAATGGCAGGTTATCAAGCTCAAGTGCAAGGTGCTATAGCACAATTCCAAGTTAACGCAATGGCTATTATGACAGAATGGCAGGGTAAAATGGATTTATACAAAATGGAAATTAATCAAGCCTATGCACAAGATAATATTAATTTAGCTAATCAATGGACTCAAACATTACAGGATGACCAACAGGCACACGAAGAAATTTTAGCAGAAATGGAATTAGAGGCTGCGAATGCTCAAGCAGCCGCAGAAGGTGCAGGAAATATTTTTGGAACAATTATAGGATTTCTCTTTGGTAAATAATATGATAAAACAAATTACCGATAGTAAAACATTTTTAGAAATATGCGATAAATTAAAATATGTGCCTAACTGCAAGTTGAAGGAAAATAGACTTTATGGCTATATGGTATCCGGGCTATATAACAAAAAGACATTAACCTTTGCCAGTTATGATGACGAAATGAATGGATGTGCAGTTATCACCATTAGTAATGATATAACAGGTGATTTAACACTATTTGTGATGTTTTTATGGATTGATCCCCATTATCGTAAATTATGGAAGGAATATATGAAATTTACCGAAGAAAAGGCGAGAGAATATAAGGTCAAAAAAATAAGTTTTACCACGAGTAGAAGCGAAAAGGCGATTGAAAGAAAAATGGATAAATATGGTTATAAGAAAGTTTATAACGTAATAGAAAAGGAGATGGTTTAGATGGCTGGAACAGGTGGATTTTTTTTAAAGGGTTTAGGTTCAGGTCTACAATCAGGTTTTCAAATGGGTCAACAGATGCAAGAGATGAAATGGCAAAAGGAACAGAGAAAAAAGTTAGAAGACAAACAAAAGAAAATTGAAGAAAGTATATCCAGTATTGGAAATTTGTTTAAACAATATGGGGCAGATAACACATATTCAGATGTTGAAATTATGCAATTAAATACGGCTCTTTTAGCTTCTGTTCCCGAAGTTCAGGAAATATATAAAGGTGCCATTAATAATATACAAACAATGAATAAAGCGAAATTCGAGGAAGACCTTCAATGGTTGGATTTGTTTATAGATTGGACAGAGGGATTAGACCCAAGTAATGTGCAAGGGATATTTGATACCGTTAAAGGGCGGGTTCAAACTGATAAGGGTAAACAATTATTTACAGCCTACGACACAATATCTAAAAAGAGATATGAGGCAATAAAAGCACAACCTACAACTGAAGTATTTACTACGGCAGAAGCAGTTAAAGCGAAATATCCGAATGCAGGATACGAATATAGTGCTACCGCAGGAGGATATGTTCCAACATTTCAAAAACCTGAAGCACCTAAAACAGAATTAGACATAATGGGTGAAACAGGAAAGAAACTTGATTATGCTTATGCTACAGGCAACGCTTCTCATTTTAATCAAATGGCTAAATCTTTAGGAGTAGATACTACATTTGAAACATATAAAAAGAAATATGAAGAACCAGAGGAAGTAATAGGGAAAGTAACACCAATAACATTTAAAACTTTACAAGATATAAAAGAATCTTTTAATAATGTTAAAACAAAAGCAGAATATGATGAAGCACTTGCCAGTTATAATGCCTCAAAAGAAGCCAAAGCCAGTGATTGGACACCACCACCTTTTGAGAATCAATTAACCGAACTTATTAAAAAAGTAGAAACTGCTATTTGGGCTGATTTTGTTAATAAAAATACTGGTAAATTAAAAGATAAAGGTGAACGGGAAGATTATAACGAACATCTACAATATTACTTGAATTTAATAGAAGAAGCCAAAAGGGCTGGTATAGATATAAGTCAATTCCAAGCATTTATACCGTATAAAGAGCTATATTGGGGTGCAGGTAATCCATTGGTAATGTCGGAAAGTTGGTAATATGCAAAAAATATGGGATATATTTAAAGAAAAAAAAGAAGAAATAAAACTTGGTAGTCAATTTGGTGGTGGCTGGGGAATATCTGATATTGTGAAAAAAGAGGAAGAAAAAGATGTTTTTAAACCCCAAATTGGTTTAGATATCAAACCAGAAATTACTCCTATAAAACCCGAAGAAAAAGGTTTCGCAGTGAAACCTGAAGAATCAGAAAATATTTTATCTAATTTATTAGCCACAATGGAAGATTATAAAAGACAAATCAACGAACTTGAAAGCATTGGTAAAGAAAGACCATTTGTTGAAGTAGAACTTAGAAATTATAGATATGCAATAGGACAATATAATAAAGCTGTTAATAAATATAATGAAATCATTAAAAAACCTGAAATTACTACAAAACCCAAAGAGAAACCTAAACCTCTTTTTCAAGATGAAAAGATGATGGAGTTGCATAAGATTAATTTTGAATCTTTTAAATTATGGTTTAAAGAATTGAAAGAGTCTAAAGACAAAATAGCATTTTTTAAAGGGGAAGGTCAATCCCCAGAACTTAAAGAATTGCGTAAACAATATAAGGAGAAGGCTCCTTATATGTATGAAAAGTCAGAACAATGGATTAGTAATGTTTCTATGATTGCTGTGGGTGTAGGAATGGCATATCAATTAGTTAATGCTGCTGTTACATCTGGATTTAAGGTCAAAGATAAAGTAATAAATGCTAAAGAATTAAGAGAAGTATTGGCAAGGGCAAGGGCTGCTTATGTTCCAGAAACAGGAAAATTTAAAACTACTTTAAGTGATAACGATTTTGCAATAATGAAGCAATTAAATATTTTCTTTAAAACAAGTGGGAGAGGTACTGCTGCCAGGGAAATGCTTGAAAAGATTGTAGAAAAGACGGGTGGGCTTAGCTTTCCCCAACAAGTTAATATCTTCGGAACTAAATTATACGCTGGTCTCCCTGCTGATGAGATAGTTAAAAGTTTAGTTAAAGCAGGTAAGGTTACTGCTAATATAGCCAGAGAATTATCATTAGCCAAACCCGAATTAGTTTCACAAGTAATACAGAACTTATCTTTTGCTTCTCCTGTAATAGCCAGTAAGTTAGCTCCTGAATTGGTTAAATTGATACCAAAAACAGAACCCAAAGAACTCACCAAAGAAGAAATATATGCTGAAAAATATGGCATTCCTCTTGAAAAAGTAAAAATTACTGAAGTCCCAAAAGAAGAATTAAAGGAAACTATCGGCGAAAAAGAAATAAAAGCATTAGAAGAAGCAATCGGCAAAAAACCTGAAAGAATATTGGAAAAACCGCTTACAGGTAAAGAAAAATTTTTAGCAAAGATGGAGGAAATAAGAGCTAAAAAAGTAGAAAAACCATTGCTTGAAGAAGAAGTTACTGTTAGTTTAGAAGAAGAAGGTAAAGTTGAAGCATTGTGGGCTGGTGAGGAAGTTGGAGGAACGGAGGAAATAACTGACCCAGTAGATAAATTAAACGAACTAATTAAAAAAGCCAAACCTTTAAGGGGTAGGCTCGAAACAAAGTATACAGAAGAAAGAGCAAAAAGAATCAAAGAAGTAGAAAGAGTAATTGATGAGGTTGGCGGAGAAGAAGGATATAGAATTGCTTTATCTAAATTAAAAGGAGAATTAGTTAAACCAGAAACTAAAATTACATTTGAACCTATTAAAGATAAATTATCTAAACCAGAATTGGACAATCTTTATAATAGTACTTTTAAACATCCTTATTTGGATGAATGGGAAAAGATAAGTGCTGCCAGTGAATTGACTAAATTATTACAAGGAGAACTTCCTACTCCCAAAGGATTGGTTTTATTAGAAGAAATTTACGGTTCTAGTTTAATAAAAAGTGTTCTTTCTAAAAGAGCATTAGGATTAAAAATTACTGATGTTCTTATTGATTTAGGTAACTTACCAAGAGCAATTTTAGCAACTGCCGATATGTCTGCTTTCTTAAGACAGGGCATTATTCCTGTTATATCTCATCCAGTAATTTCTGTTAAAGCAATGAAAAAGACTTTTCAATTTGCTTTTAGTCCTAAAGCATTTGACCAATATTTCAAAGATTTAAGGAAAGATAAATTATATCCTTTAATAAGAAAAAGTGGTTTATCCATTACTGACCCATCAGGATTGGCAAGTGAACGAGAAGAAGCATTTATCTCTCGTTCATTACAAAAAACACCAATCATAGGAGATGTTGTAAAATTTGCAGAAAGAGCCTATGTTGGTTTTCTGAACAAGGTAAGAGTAGACCTTTTTAAAACTTTTGCCGATGAACTTTTATCAAAAGGGTTTAGTCCAGTAAAAGATATAAACTTATTTAAAGCCACCGCAGATGTAGTAAATACCTTTACTGGTAGAGGAAGTATGGGAACTTTAAATAGAATAACCCCGCAATTAAATATAATCTTCTTTTCTCCCCGTTTAATAACGGCACGATTCAATGCTTTAAATCCTATTTGGTATGCAAAAATGCCTAAAGAAATCAGAATGAAAGCAATAGGTGATTTTAGTAAATTTGTAGTGTTCGGTTTAACTTTGCTTGCTTTAATTAAGGCAAGTGGTTTAGGAGATGTTGAAACCAATCCAAGAAGTTCCGATTTCGGGAAAATTAGAATAGGAAACACAAGATGGGATATTTGGGGAGGATTTCAACAATGGGTAAGGGTCTTTGCTCAAGTAGTTACAGGACAAAGGAAAAACACCGCAACGGGAGAGATTATATCTTTAACTAAAGATGAATATCCCTTTACTACGAGAAAAGAAGTTGCATTAAGATTTATTGAAGGAAAACTTGCTCCTGTTCCAGCATTGGTAAATGAATTAATATCTGGGGCAAAAACTTTTGAAGGAGAAGATATTTCTTTAAGAACAGTAGCAAGGGAAAAATTTATTCCTATGTATATTCAAGACATAACAGAAGCTTATATGGATGGTGGATTAGGAAGGTCTGTGGGAGCTGGACTTCCAGCATTCTTCGGAGTGGGTGTTCAAACTTGGCAAGAAAGAAAAAAGAAAAAACAATTAGCAGAAATATGGAAAACACTCGAAGCTAAAAAAACAAAGAAATCCGATATATGGGCAACGTTTGAATAAAATTATTCAAACGTCTTCCAAATGTCTGATTTGCTTGAACCATAACTTGTATTCACTCGACCCGTTATAGTGTTTATTCTTGTAACAACAACTGTATTTTCATCCACTCTAACTGACTGTATCTGATACTTCGGCACGACTAAATAAACTAACCCACACATAACAACCACAATCAACCCTATTAAAAGAACTTTTTTAATATTCATTATACCCCCTGATCATATATTTTCCAACTACCACCGACTTTTTGTAAATATGTATACCCATATTTAATATCGCTTTCTGCATAACCACAAGCAGTCAAAAGAACAGTTACATGAACGTAAGCTTCCGCATAACTACCATAAACACTAACACTAATAACATCTACAAAATAAGTTATTGTTACAACATTACAATATAAATATAAAACATTGATAGCATCTTCTATAATCGAAACTCTATAATAAGCATCTGAACCGTAAATACAATAACTTTTAGCCTTGTTCCAATTTTGGTCATTTATTGCAAGTGAAAAATTTTGTATAGTATTTCTTACACTTGTATCTTCACTAATGAGAACTACTGTGCAACCAGATAAAAATATAAATACCAGAAATAAAATTATAAAAGCTTTTTTAATGTTCATAATTCCCCCAAACAGTAGGCAAGCCAAGCCACAGAGATAAACTTGATAGATGGCTACACCACCAAGAAAATAATAAACTTGACCCGCCTAATTGCCCTATAGCAGACGAATCAAGCAAGAAAATGACCACAAGGTTATGGCAATAGCCTCGTGTAAAGAATAACTCAATTCGCCTGCTACCCATTATAACAGAAAAACTCCTAAATTGCAATAGGAGTTCGCTGAAACGCTGAATTTGTATTTTTTTTAAAGAACTTACCCTTACTTAATACCCACATACATATAGAAGAGTATTATATATCTCCTATATATACTTGAAGGGCTTCGCCCTTAACTAAGAATTATATCACAATATTTTTCGCTGTCAAGGCAGAAAAAGGGGTTAATAGGCATAATTTAAAGGCTACTAAAATGGTGGTGAATAATATAAGTTAATTAAAATAAGAGTTTTTATATACTACTGAAATGGTAGCGATTACCGAGACTGTTAAGTTAAAAGGGTTTGTAAAAAAAAATAAAAAAAGTTTTTATAATGTTTCGCTGCGAAACAAGGAGTATGAAGATGGACTGGACAGAAGAGGAAAAAGGAACAATAGAATATTACCACGATGATTCAGACTGGTTTTATAATGGTTGGTTTTATGGGTGGTTTGATAATAAGAGTACTCCGTCTTTTACGGAAGAAACTAAAGGAACAATATCTTGGGATGAAGAAACAAAGGAGTGATTTAAATAATGGGAAGTAATACACTAAATTCTTATTTTTATAAACCGAGTTTAGGTGCTTCGGGGGCAGTCGAATTAGCTCTCTTTGATGCTAAA